CCTGCTGTGCCAAGAGCATCAACAAATTCGTTTAGTCCGCTTATATCTACAGTAATATATTTTCCCATCACAAAGCCTCCTGAGGAGTACCCTTTCTGTGAATTGTTACAACCAGATGATGATTTCTGATATTACGGACAACCTCAGCTGTATATACCAATCCATTATCGCAATCAACAATTCTGTCCAACAGCCTTACATCTGTACCTATTGGTAATTGTAGCTTTCCTATATAGCTATAATTATTTGATGGAGAAGTCTGTGTCATATTGCCATCACCAGATACATTAAAATGGCACTTAACTTCTTTTTCATCCGGTTCGACTGGATAAGAATACTTACTTGCAGATATACCATAACCTTTAGATTCCTGTTCTTTCACGATATGATATATGTTGCATTTATGGTCCAATAATGTTTCAAAAGCCATATAATTCCTCCTATAACTTTCGCATACGAAGAAACGCCTTACCATTTCCAGATTCTAATATGTAATCTGAAAGCATTGTTTCTAATCCCAGATGTTCTGCTATATCCGAATCTGAATCCATAGTGTATGAATAATCATCAAATGTTTCCGAATTCATATTGCCTTCTTTATGTAAAATGGATTGCTTGGCATAAGCTTCAGCAAGAAGAATCACTGCCATCTTTACATCTAATGGCAGTGATTCTTCATATTCAGCAGCATCAAAATGGTTATGGGTATGATGTATTACATACTTTTCAGCTCTTGCTATATCAAACATAAGCTTATTATCTTCCCTGGCTTTTACTTTCTCCGAATCAGAATAATCTCTTACCTCTTTCGGACTCACCCAAGGTCTAACCATACAAACACCTACTCTCCAAACACATCTGTCATATTCACAAAACCAAGGACGCCTTTTATTCTCTCAACAATTTCTTCTTTCTTCTCGCATCCTGTAAGGTCAATTTCTTTTTCCTTTGCAAGAGTGATAAGTTCATCTTTTCTCATTTTCTCTATAACTTCTGCTGATAGTTCCACCCCCTGATTATCTTCCACATCTGAACTGTCAACCTCGACCATCTCTAATTTCTTGAATCTTCCAGTTCGCAAAAGTTTTTCTGCCATTTCATCATCAATTAAAAAAGGCTTTCCTTTGTAACAAGAAAAGCCTCGAACCGAATATGAAAGTCCTTTATTTAATACTAATTTTTTCATAATCTACCTCCTAGCCAAGTGATGGAAGACCTGTGATTATACCTGTAGCATCTGTTTCCTCGATAATAGCATCATAATCCATGTGGCATACATAAAATCTCTTATCCTGCATAATAGCCTCTTTACCTTCTGTTGTCTTTCTGATTTTCATATCATAAGTGTTAACAACAACAAGGTTCTTAGGATCTGTAAGAATAATCTTATCATCGCCTAACGATGGACAAGAAATTGTAGGAATATGGACCGGCTGTGTATATACATTGTCAGGAATTGCTCCGCCCTTTTCAATTACCTGATTCATAAGATAAAGTTCCCATTCCTGAGCTCTCTTAGGAGACATTAACCAGCGTAACTTACCATTATTATACTTGTTAGGAAGTTTCTGTAACATCTTGTAGAAAATATCAAGTTTCATAACATTTTCGCTAGAAGCATCATATACATGTCCATTGTCACCAATCTGCTTAATCCAACCATCATTAAGCTTAAGGAAATCTATATCAGCTACGCTACCAACTTCTTCAACCTCTGCCACATTCCAACTGCCAGCAGTATGCTCCGCTACATATACATAAAGATTATTGTTATATTTAACATAATCACCTACAGCATATGTATCTGATGAACTGAAATCTTTTGCGTTAGCTGCTCTTTCATCACCATTAAGATATAAATCTTCCATATCAACGCCTATCTGAGCTGTCATAAGATTAGTAATGATAGCCTCAAGCTGCTGTCCTTCTATATTCTCTCTTAATGTTTCCTCTGTAATTTCCCAAGGTAAACGAACAGCTTTACAAGCATATTCAATTACATTGGTTGCTACACCCGCTCTGTATCCATCATCTGAATTCTCTTTCTTTCCTCTGATAATACGAGAAGCAATACCAATCTTATCAATCTCACCACTCTTAGACTGTCTCATAACGTGTCTTACAAGTGGTGCAAGATTAGTAGCTTCAAATGTCTGCTGAATAAACTTTCTAGCCTGCTCAGGATTAAGTAATCCATGCGTAATACTTGTTGTGGCAATAGCCGCTTTGTTAATAATATTTCCATTATTTATTGGCATATCAAAATCCTCCTTTTATTAAAACATACCTGTCATATAATGAGGCTCTGCCTCACTCTTTGTTACTGCTGAACCTGGAGCATCATTGAGATTTCCTGGAAGTGATCTGCTCTTCATAAGTGGCTCAAGCATTTTAGTAACCGGTTCCATTGCCTTCTGAACTTCTTCTCCTACCATCTTTGCAATAGAATCTGCTGATACATCACCCATTTCCGGTGTAGCTGTTTCCGGTGTGGTTGGTTCAGCACTCTTAGTAATAGCCTCCAGCTGCTTTGCGATAGGTTCCATCGCTTTCTTCACTTCTTCTCCGACAATGTTCTGAACTTCTTCATGTGTCATAGTGTCATCCTCCTTATTGATATTATTTTCTGGCTCTTCCTCAAAATCGGACAGGAATGAGCCAAGGCTTTCATGTATTCCCTTTAAAGCACTTAGGTTCTTACTGCTAAGGCTTTTCCCTGCTTTAATAATTGGTGCAGGGGCTTCCTTTGCTGCCTTTTCTAATGACTTAACAATGCTTACATTACCTGTCAGAAGGTTAGTAACAATATCGTTAAAATCAGAAAGTGCAGCTCTGATAACATCTTCATCATCTGTATATCCATATTCATACTGACCTGTTTCCGGATTGAACTTTTCACCATCTAAGACATTACTCAATGCAGACCAAGCAGTATAAAAATTATCTGACTTTATTCTTCTGTTATACTGATTCTTAACAGCTCCTTTTTCGACCACTTCAAAACCCATAGCCTTAGCAAGTTTCTTAAAAATCCCCTTTGGTTCTTCCTGCTTTTCTACAGGAAGTTCTACATCTTCCAACGAATAAGCGCCTACACCTCCCATAGAGTAGCCTGTGATATCGCCCTTTGATATAGAATCCCATACATCAGCATTAGAAATTTCCATAGTCATAAGCCAAGTTCCCTTTTTAATTGGCTGTCCATCAATTTCCATATCACTTTTAGCCACATAGCTTTCAACCACTTCACAGCCATCTGCTTTCTTAAAACAATGCTGAATATCAACAGAACCCTCATTTTTCATAAACCAATGAGCTGCCTTGGCTATCTCTTCCTCGGTCATATAGTTACCTTGTGAATCTTCAACCATCGGCTCATACACAATACCAGTTACATAATGACTTTCAGTATCAGCTTTGACGATGCGACCAAATGTCTGGAATGTTGCATTGCCATCATCAGCCTTCACTATAAGAAATTGGTGTTTGTTAGCCGCTTTA